GAGGCGCGAACAGAACTGCGCCGGCTGCAAAAATCAGCCGCCTACCACGGCACGGCACTGCGTGAGGCGAAGGAGGCGAACAAAAACCCCGGAGAGATCGAGCGACTCGTCTGGAAGCACGAGGGGAGCATCAACAAGCGCGATAAACAGGTCGCGCACGTCGGATCGCTCTGGGAGGAAGCCCTAGGGCGCTAGCGGTGAGAAAGTTCTTGACCTTCTGAGATCCTGAGCATAAGATGGACTCGTCATTCGTGACCATTGAATCCCTTTCAATGCTGAGACCCATCTGCTCCTACCGGCGGGTGGGTCTCTTCGTTTAGCGGGTCTTCCTGGCGTTCTTGACATTGCGCTTGCCTCGGACCACCGGGCCGCCGCGCATCCCTCTATCGAGCAGCGCGGAATCAATTGCGGGCGCAGTCGGGATTGATGGATCCTCTTCACGGCGTTTTTTCCGCGCGTCGAGGCTCTTTTTGACCCCTCCCTTGATCGCTGCGCCCGCCACCCGGCCAGCCTTTACTATCGAGTTCATTCCGCCCGGACTGCGACGTATCGGCTTCTTGTCCTCAGCAGGAGCGACCTTCGAACTGATGATTCGGGGGTTGGAATGGTCGAACTTGGGGGTGCCTCGCGTTTGAACCGCCATCACTTCTCCTCGTTTTTCACGTTGACGGGCACTTTCTGGCTGATCATTCTCGGGCCAGGGCTCATCCCGGCCTGCATCAGACCGGGATCTATTGTCGCCTTGTCCCCGCCGCCGCCCTTGCCGCCGATTGATGCGACACCCTTCTCAACGACCTTTTCGCCAACCTTCTGGACGACTTCCTTGCCAACTTTAGCGATGACTTCCTTGCCGATCTGAGCAATCGCCTGCCAAACCATCAGCTCATGCCCTTGGTCAGTTCTTTCTTGGAAACCTTGGTGACGTGAACGTCCGGCGAGATGATCTTCACGGATCCGCCGCCAGATCGACCGACCGCGTCAGGTGGCGTCCCGGATTTCTTCGCCTTGTGCATATTGCCGCCCGTGTTGTGTGGGTCCTTGCCGTAATTCTTGCCTTGCATCTGTTCGACCTCCAGAGATGATCTGATACGCTCGCGGCATGGGAAAATCCTCTCTGCCGGTTTCTGTCGAGAATTTACCTGAAAATCCGCCGCGGCCAAGTCACAAGGGCTCATGGGTTCCTGTTGAGCTGAGAGCGGCCAAGAGCGAGGTCTGTGAGGGCTGCGGGATCCCCAAGCCCCTCGCCGACTTCTCAAAGTTCATGGCGAAGGATCTCGACCTCGACCCCGATAGCGCCTGCCCGATGCTCTGCAACTACTGTGCGGTCTACGGCGCACCCCTGAAAGACCCCCTCGCGCCGCTCACAGTCAACCAGAGACAGGGCATGTTCATGCTCGCTGCCGGCGGGACCGTCTCTGACGCAGCGCGCAAGATGGACATTTCGAAGGAAAAGCTCCGCGATCAGCTCACCGGGCGCGAGAGAAGTGTCTTTCGCGAAGCCTTTCTCCGCTCCCTCGTGGACCAAGGGCTCGGCCCGGATTCCATCGGCCCCGTCCTCTTGCGCGCGATCACCGGCAAGAAGATGCAGTACAACTCAGCCGAAGGCGCATTCGAGGAGTTCGAAGACTACGCCGCCCAGACCCGCGCCGTCGATATCCTGGGTGAACATCCACACCAACGTCGGCGACGGAAAGACCGCGGAGACCGACGAGTATGAAGTCGTCGGGACGGTCATCGACAATGAGTAATGGGCTAATCCAGCGCGACATACGCTTCAAGGCGAACCCGATTCAGAAGGTGTTCATCGAAAACCGGCCATTTCTCGGTACGGTGAGGCCGCTCGACTGGGATCCCAACGAAAAGCCCCAGGTGGTCGATCTCTTCTCCTGCCGGATGGGCGAGGGCAAGAGCGCCGCGCTCTGCTGGGCGGTCTGGTATTACACGAAATACAATCCAGGCGCCGCGTGTGCGCTGATCCGAGACACCTGGGAAAACATGCGCGACACCACGATGCAGGAGTTCTTCAAGTGGTTTCCCGATGGTGTGATGGGGAAATTAGTCAAGAGCGAGAAGAAATTCACCTGGACCGCCTCGGGTATGACCGGATCTGTCACATTCATGGGTATGGACGACGAGAAGGACGCCCACAAGCTCCAATCTCGTGAGTTCGGCATGTTCGGAATCGACGAACCCTCGCCGGCAGCGGGAACCGGCGGAATCCAGGCGATGATCTTCGAAACCGCGCTCACTCGTCTGCGCCAACCCGGAATGCAGTGGTATGCCGCGAAGCTCGCCCAGAACAACCCGGATGAGTCGCACTGGACGTACCGGAAGTTCATCGACCCCGGAACCAAGGGCTACAGCCACTTCCAGACCCAGAAGCCGGAGAACGAGAAGAACCTGCCACCCGGCTACTACAAGGAAATGGCGAAGGATCTCTCGGGTCGCCCGGATCTCCAGCGCCGGTTCGTCGAGGGCCAGTTCGGTTATCAGCAGATGGGTGTCGCGGTGACGCCGCGCTTTAACGAAGACGTTCACGTCTCGAGCGGACTCGAGCCAATCCCAGGCTGCGAGCTCGTCCTGTCCTGGGACGGTGGTCTAACGCCGGTTTGCACGTTTCATCAGATTTCGCCTTCTGGGATCTGGTACATCCTCGATTGCCTCATCGAAGCGGACGGCGGCGTCTACCAGCTCATCGAGGATCAGGTCTACACGCTGCTCGAAACACGATACGGGAACTTCAAAGGCAATTGGCGGCACGTCGGAGATCCCACACTCAAGAACCGAGAACAGTCGAACTCCAAGTACTCGGCGGCGCGCGTGATCCGCGAGAAACTCGGAGGTCGGTTCACTCCTGGCCCCATCGACATCCTGTCCGGCACCGACCCGCTGAACAAGCGCATCGGCCTGCTAGGTCCCGGCGGTCAAGGCATGATGCAGATCGACCGCGACCGCGCAAAGCCCGTATGGCACGCGCTCCGAGGCGGTTGGCACTACCCCAAGCACGCAGGCGGAGTCGTTGGGTCCTCTCCCATCAAGAACCACCCGGAGTCGGACGTGGGCGACACGCTGCGCTATTTCGCGGGCATCTTTTATCCTCGCGGCGAACAGAGGAAGACGAGGGGCCGTTTCGGCACCTCCAAGTTCGCAATGTATACTGCAAGCACTCCCGGCTCAGGCAAGAGTCTTGGCAAGAAGGTTGCCGCGATTCCCAAGGACATGAGAGTCATACGTTGAGGTTCTGACATGGCATTCCCAGCCGACTCACCATTTAATCAGATCAGCACCGCCTCCGACGAGGAGGAGGATCCATTCGCCGACGAGTTCGAAAACGAGTTCGAAGACGATATCGACCCAACTCTCAGGACGCCTGCCTTCAAGCGTCCAGGCGAGGATCTGGAAGAAACGAAGCTCGACATGACCGACTCGGAGATTATCCAGATCCTGTCTGGCTACTTCGATGAAGCCGAGAACGTGCGCGAGACCGGGTTCAATCCGCGCCATGAGGTCTGGGAAGACAATCTCCATGCCTTCTGGATGCGGCGCAGTTTCTCCGACAAGATGGAATGGCAGTCGCAGGAAGTCTCGTCACTTGTTCCTAACTTCGTCGAGCGGTTCGCCGCCGTGCATCGGCAGGCGCTGACACAGACTCCCGACTGGGCGGAGATCGAAGACCTTGGCGACCCGTCCGGCATGATGTCCACGTTTGCGACTAGGCTGCTGCGATTAGGTCTAGACTTCGCCGGAACGAATGCGTCCGGCCATCCCGTTCCTTTCGAGTTCATCTTCGGGAATCTCTGCCAGACCGGCGCGCTGATGAAGATGGTTGCCGCCGTGAACTTCGATCCGCGAAACGGTCGAGTCGTCGTTGAGCAGGTTGACCCACGCCAATGCTATTGGGATCCAACGGGGAGAGGGCTCTATCGTGTCAGGTTCTGGGAAGTGGACAAGGAAACACTTCTCCGACAAGCGGAACAGACGGATAGCGAAGGCAAGGCTATCTGGAACAAAGAAGCAATCGAAGGCTTGGTCGCTTCGCACTCGCGCGAAATTACAGAGAATAAAGAGGACTCGTCTGGTCAAGGGCAGAAAATGTCTTCGAACAGAACTCCGATACTGCTGAAGGAATGGCTCGTTGACCTGATCGACCGCTCTGATGGCGAGATGGGTCGAAAGAAGGTTCGCGAGAAGCAGCTCATCGTCGTCGCCAATGACAAGGTCATCATTCGTGGCCCGGAGCCGAATCCGTGGTGGCACGGCAAGGACTGGATTGTCGGACATCCCGTGTTGCAGGCGCCACTGTCTCCCGTGGACGGCAGACCATACGTCGAACTCTTCAGGGAGGCCGTCTCTACGCACGAGAACATGACGAACCGCATCATCGACATTGCATCGATGAACATGAACGCATTCGAGATCAACCCGGACGTTCTGGACAACCCGGAGCAGATCGAGTTTGGCATCGGCCCAAACCAGACGATCATCAGAAGCGAGGATGCAAACCCTGGTGATCGGGCCGTCACCGTGATCGAGATGAGTACGACGGTCGGCGCTGACCTGTTCAACATCTGGGAATCAACGCGAACGGAAGCGCAGGAAGCGGCTGCTCAGTCGGACCTATCGTTAGGTCAGACCGTACAGTCCGGTTCGGCTACTGCGACAGAGGTTCAGGCAAGCCAAAGTGGTCAGAGTTCTCTTAACAACTCGATTTCGATGGACATTGATCTTGGGTTCCTCGGACCCGTCGCGGAACTCGTCTATTACTCCCTGATACAGCACATCGGTCCTGAGAGCCCTGGAATCTGGAACGCGCTCTCGAAAGATGAACAGGCGATGCTCGAAAGTCGAAGGGAAGAGTTCAAGGACCGTCCTCTTGCGATTCGCGCGAGCGGGCTCACGAAGTCAGTCGAGAGAAGCAAGAGAACACGAGGACTGTTAGGCGCTCTCAACGTCATCGGCGGAAATCCAAGCCTCACCCAAGCGTTTGAGCAAAAGTACTCGGTGCCCAAGACTGTGAAGGTGATTCTTGAAGATATGGGCGTCGATATCAGGAGCATCGAGCTGACACCGGACGAACAGCAAGCGGGGATCATAAAACAGGCGGAAGCCAAGACCGCCGGGCAGATGTCACAGATGTTCCCTGACGGTCAGCCGGGTGGTGGAGCCGGAGCGCCGGCCCCGGTGCAGACCGCGCAGAACCAGGGCGGGACGGATCCGCTTGCCGAGGGCACGGCAGAAGGACTCTCAGGGGAGGTTCAATGAGCGAAAAAGCAGTCGATGGGGCAATGAAGATCGCCGGCCACCGGGCCAGCATGGCTCTGGATGCGGTGGAATTGGCGATCTGGAAGCGGTCGGCATCGATCATTCAACAGGCGGAGTCGCTTCTCGACGATGCCCAACTGACCCCACAAGCCGCTCAGACGCTTTTCATCCAGCTCATCGAACAGGGCAAAATGGCTTGTTCCCTGCGAGTTCAGATAAAAGAGGGCATAGACGCCTCCCACAGAATGAACGTGCGCGCCGACAAAATCGCCGCCGCCGCCGAGGAAGAAAAGCGCGTCAAGCGCGAGGGTCGGAACCGATTTCACCGCTCAAAAGTCGGTTGATTCAATTCCCCAGTTGACAGGTATGGAATTAGAGTACAAATTCCCGCCCAAGGGGGTAGGGAATTGGCAGATCAACTGGGCATGTTCGACGAGTCTCAAGAGCGAGAGCCGGAACTCTCAAGCGATCAGCTCCGCGCGCAGTTAGCCGCGGCGGAAGAGAGAGTCCAGCGTTCTGAGTCCGACCTTGGTCGCGAGCGCACCAGACTTGATAGCTTCCTGAGCCAGAACCAGTCACCCGCCCAGGCTGCACCCGCAGCCCGCGAGCCGATTCCGCCGATGCCAGACCCAATCGAGAACCCGGATGGGTATCGACAGTGGATGGTTCAGCGGGACGCTCGCGCTCAGCAAGAGATGGAATCCCGGCTTGAGGCGACTCGAGCGGAACTCCGCGGAGAGATTGAAGTCGCCGAATCCCGCGCGAACCTGTGGACGGCCTTCCAGTCGCGATACCCCAAGCACGCTGAACGCAAGGATCTTGCAGGCGCGGCGTATCAGAGCCTCAACGCATCTGGGAATATTCCCAACGATGTTGATTCGATTGTCACTGCGATCAAATCCGAAATGGATCGAATGGTCGGTGGCTCTATCGAGAACTTTTCACGTCCGGCAGACAGATCTGCGGGCACATCAGCCGGAGATCGTCCGGCGCCACCCCAATCCAAGGATCAAGGAGGGGATGATGAGAACGTCACCATTCACTCCGCCGTATCCGCCTGGAAACAGAAATACGGATTGATTTGATCGGAGACTGAGCCATGTCATGGACAGCAGACGCAGCAACCGGCGTATACAAGAATCACGCCATTTCAAGCAAGATTCGTGACGCGGCTGTCGCAAACAGCCAGTTCATGGGATTCGCCGATATGGAGCCGGGATACGGCAAGGGTCGAGGCGATACCGTGACGATCACGCGGGTCCACAACCTTCCCCTGGCGAACACCGTCGATGAGAATACGGAGCTGCCGTCTGGTCGCCCGCTCATCGATACCAAGTCCGTCACGGTGTCCGAATGGGGCTACAAGGTCAAGATGACAGAGTTCGAAGAGAACCTGACTCATTACGACATCAACAACAAAGTTCAGCGAGCCCTTCGCGATCAGCTTCGGTTGACGATGGACAAGATGGTCTGTGATGCCTACAAGACCACGCCCTACAAGGTCTGCTCGAATGGCGTCGACGACATCCACGAGGACACGGACGGGACGATGAGTTCAAACCCGAATGTGAACATGACCGCAGAACATGTCGGTCTCATGCGCGACATCCTGATGGGCGACCTCAAGGCAACGCCGTTCTCCGATGGCTGCTATGTCCTCATTGGATCCACGAAGTCGCTGCGCGGAATCAAGAACGATACCAACTACCGCGAATGGATCTCGCACACCGACAGCCGGCCCTTCATGACCGGCGAGATTCCAAAGATCGACAATGTCCGAATCATCGAGACGAACCACTTCGATGCGCTCGACAACGCGATTGGCGGTTCTGGCGTGACCGGCGAAGCGATCATGTTCGGCGCCGATGCTGTTTTCCTCGCAAATGTTGAGGAACCGGAACTCCGTCGCGGAGTAGCCGCCGACCTTGGTCGGTTCTACGAAATCGGTTGGGTTGGAACCACACAGGCTGGTCTCACTTGGGACTCGGCCACCACCACACGCGCACTGCACTGGACTGCACTCAGCCTCGTGTAAGGAGAACAAGATGCCCACAGCACCAATTACTCAGGACTTTCTCCTGGCGGCGGCTTATGTCATCAACGCCACGACCGAAGTCATCTTTCGTCCGGCGACCCCGACTCG